AGCGCGGCTTCGGCTTCGCGGGACGCGCGTTCCCAGCTGGCCTGATAACGCCGCGCCTGCGCGTCGCCGACGTCGCCGATCGCGGTTAGGTCCTTTTCGACGTCGCCGCGCCCGGTCGTGCCAAGGCGGATGGAAACCTGCGGACGGCCCATTTAGGCGAATTCCTCGCTATCGGATGAAACCGGCCCGTCGGGCGACAGGCTGGCAATGACGATGCCTTCGAAGTCCGGCAGGACTTCAGACAGAAGTTCCAGGTCGGCGGCCTGGGCGGCCCCCGTCAGCATGATCGCGGCGAAGTCCAGCCCGATCGGCAGGCCGGTCATGCCGGCGGTGCGCAGCTGGCGCTGGCAGGCCGTCAGGACCTGCCAGACCCCTTCCGCTTCGTCGCTTTGCAGCGCGTGCTTTTTATACGGGCACCCCCCGCAGCGGCCTTGCGTGTCGGCTTCGCAGCTGAGTTCGCAGTATCGCTGCCCGGCGTCGCCGCCGTCGAAGTGCCATTCGGCGAGCCGGACAATCCGTTTTTTTCCGCACGCCGGCGCGCATCGGGAATGACATATTCCGCATCCAGCTTCGTGAAGACGGTTTCGTCGGCCAGCAGGTCGTCGATCGTCCCCGTCGGACGGTCTTTTTCGTTGGCGGTGCGCAACCGGGTTTCATGGTCCGGAGTCAGCGCGAACGGCTCGCCAGTCGCTTCGTCGGCAATGCCTTCAATGCCGATGATGCCCAGGCGCAGCAGTTCGCGGCTGACTTCTTCGCTGACGTCCAGCAGCACGTCGCCTTCAACGCCGTCGGGTGACACGCCGATCTTTTCCAGCATGCGCTGGGCCGCGCGAAACGCACGGCGCCGCATCTTCGGTTCGATCGGCGCCAGGATGACGACCGCTGCGGGGTCGTCGCCCTGGGCTTCGGCGATGGTGACGCGAACGGGCTGGTCGGCCCGCTTTCCAATGGTGAACACGAATTAACCCCCTTGCTTCAGTCCTAGACCGCGGCGGCGGCGTAGCTGGCGACGTCGTTGATCAGGTCGACGGTCATCACATGGCCGTCGGCGCCCGACCCCTGCCAGTCGAAGCTGGCCTGGATGCCGTTCGGGCCGGTGATCGGCGTCTTCGGGCGCGGCAGCAGGACGCGCGGGAAGGTGACCGTCAGGGTGAACCCTTCGAAGTTCCAGTTGAACGACAGTTCGATCGGGTCGCGGCCCGTCGCCGCATCCATCAGGACTTGGTCCTTGAACCGCACCGTGACGTTGCCGCTGGCGGTCGCCTGCCCAGGGTCTGCGTCCTCGATTTCGCTGTCGGGCTGGATGGTTTCGACCTTGTCGAGATTGTTCGAAAAGGCGAAGTTGGCGGCGACCACGCTGCCCAGCTGCGCGCCGTCCTTCTTGATTTGGCCGGTCGCCTGGGCGAAGCGGGCGACGGTCAGCGCCGTCGGCGTCCCGGCGCCGCTCGTGCCGGCGACCGCCTTGGCACCCTTGCCGATGAGGCTGATGACGGCGTTCAGCAGGCCGCGGCGCTGCAGTTCGACCTTCAGCATGTTGCCGCGCATGCCGTAGTTCATCTGATAGGCGGGCACGTCGGGCATCGCCGTTTCGATCGACATGGCCGGAAGGCTGGAAGCGCCGCTGGTGAAGGTGTGCTTGTTGCCGCCGCCGACCAGGGTCGAATTCGATGCTTCGCCGTTCGAATCGTCCGACGCGGCGATGGTGAACGTGTTGCCGGTCGTGCCGCCCGTGTCATGAACGATGTGCAGCGTGTCGGTGTCGACTTTCGAATAGGTCGCGAGCGCGACCCCGGCGATGACGCTGGCGTTCAGCACGGTGACCGCGTTGTCGACGGTCGCTTCGACGTCGGCCCCGATCTGGATTTGATTGCCGGACGGCGCGCCGCTGACGAAGGTGAACACGGTCCCGTTGATGGTGATGGTGCTGTTCGCCGCCGGCAGCGCCGAAAAGACAATGTCGCCTGCCGCGCTGACCGAAGCGCTGGTTGTCGCCGCGCCCAGCAGCAGGTTCAGCCAGTGGCCGACGTTGCGCACGTCGACCGGCACGGTGACGTCGCCGTCATTGTTGAGCACGTCCAGCGTCGGGTCGAAGCCCTCGCGGCCCTGACCCAGCAGGTCGCTTTCCAGCAGCCCTTGTTCGGGGCCGATGTTCGACTGCACGAACGGGAACTGAATGTAGTTTCCGCTCGGCGGGACGCCATAAGTCGCTTCGAACTTCCCGTGCAGCCGGGCATTCGCACCGCGTGCGCGCATCATCGTTTCCTTTCGTTGATTCCCGCGCTGTGGCGGTCAGGTTGGCTAGGTTGGTTCGCCGCAGCGCGGCTTACCGAAGCGCGTTGTTCGTCGAATATTCGGCGACCAGCGGAAGGGTCGCCCAGTTGGTCGAAGGAAGTGCTTCGGTGCTGCGGTCGTTGAAGTCGGCCGCGGCGATTCCGAAGTAGTCGCAAAGGCCGCCCAGGAACGGGTCGGCGGCGATCGCGTCGGCGAGCGTTTCCAGCATCGCGTCCAGGATGTCGCCGCCCTCGCCGTTCGGGCCGATGACTTCGAGCGGAATCTGATGCGACCAGTTATAGGTCAGGGGCGAAAGATCGACTTCGGGGTCGCCCTGGTCGCCGGGGTGCCCGACGACGCACCCGCCTGGACCGATGCGCGGCGGCTTGTCGGCATCCTTGTCGAAGCCGACGATAGTCGCGCCGGGCAGTGCCGCGACGACCAGCGCCTTCACCGCCAGCAGGACTTGCATCTGCTTCGTCATATCCCCCGCTCGATTCGTGTCGCGATGTTGGCGGCAGTCCTGGCGGCCGCGCGATTGGCGGCGGCCTCCAGGTCGATCAGCTTGCGGCCGCGCAGCGGCCCCTTCCACAGAACGAACATCAGGACCGGCTTCGAAGCGCGGCCCTGGGCCTTCCGGCGCGTCGTCGCCTGGCGGAACCCGCGGCCGCTGCGCGCGGCGACCAGGTCCATGAACAGCCCGATTTGGCCGTTCTTCAGCCGCCCCGGCTGCAGTTCGGTGTTGAACCTGGCTTCGACTTCGATCGGCGACAGGCGCCGCCCGCGGTTGCCGCGCGGCACATTCTCGGTCGGGATGGCGAACGCCTGGCCCAGCGGCGTGATGATCTTCGACGACGAAAAGAAGTCGAGAATCCTGGGCGCCTTGCTCCAGACGAAGCTGGCCGGGCCGCCCCCCTGTCCCTTGTTCGCGTAGAACTTGCCGCGCCAGGCGTTGGCGATCTTCGGCCCCAGCAGCGCTTCGGTTTCGCTGCGCAGGTCGGCTTTGAGGCTGTCACCCCCCGCCTTGACTTCTTCGTCGATCGCTTTTTCGACGCGGGCCAGTTCCTGCGCGCACGCCCGTTTCAGGTCGCGGGCGAAGCCCGCCGCATCGACCTGAATCTTCATTGGTTACTTGGCGGCGGGCGCCGGGGCTGCCTTCGCCTCGGAATGCGGGACGGCGTTGCCTTGCAGCAGCTGATCGGCGGCCTTCGCCGTGATGCAGCCCTCGCCGCCCTTGTCGTCGACGATCAGCTGCGAACCGGGCTTGTGATAGCTGCCGGAATTGTCCTGCACCCAGGCGTGAACGGTGACCTTCTTCATGGGCTTAATTCCCTTCTTTCACCGGGCAGTGCCAGACGCCGCGGCGGTCCAGTTTCGGTTCGCCGTTGACGACGAACAGCGCACCGCTGACCGGATTGCCGTCAGCGTCCAGGACTTGCACCTGGTCGCCTTCCGCCGGGGCGGCGACTTCGGACTTGCGCACCCTGATCGTGCGCCCCGTGTCGATCGCCTCGCCGTATGTCAGCTGAATGTTTTCGTCGGCTTCGCGCCGGATGACGCGAACCGTGTCGCCTCCATCCCAGGCCGCGTCCTCGCCATGCACGCGAAAGATCGCGTCCTGCTGGCGCTCGAGCGCGGCCTGGGGGAGAGGCATTGCAGTGCCTTCGCTTAGATCGACGGCACCATGCGGATGCGGCCCGTCGTGTCGCCGGAAGCGGCAGCAGCGGCGGCGACCGCGCACTTCGTGTTCGACGTCGACACGGTCGTGAACTTCTTCGCCGTGTCGTCCCAGTAGAGCGTCAGGCCCTCGGTCCAGGCGCTGCCGGTCGCCTTGTCGACGTCATAGACGCCGTCAATGTAGCCGACGAAGGTTTCGCCCGACAGGGCATCGCCCGCCGGGAAGACGATCAGCCCGCCGATCTTGACGGGGGTGCCCGACGTCACGTCCGCCGGTGCGGTCAGGTCGAGCGCATGGCCCGGTGAAACATAATTGCGCATTTTCAATTCTCCTTCCGGGGCTTTCCCGGTCGCTCGGAACTGTTGGGGGATAACCGCCCAGGTCGTCAGACCTGGGCGGTCAACGGGTCAGCGCTGACTAGGCGCCGGGGTTGCGGTAGGCGCCGCGGTAGTCGGTCGCGCCCGAATAGAAGTCGAGCGTGACGCGGAACGCCAGGCCGTCGGTGTTGAACGGCTCGTGAGTCATCACGCGCGGCCCCGGTGCGCTCTCCAAATAACCATAATGGAAGACCGGAAGCACCATCGGGTCGGCGTAGAGTTCCCAGGCGTTGCCCGCGATCGACGCTTCGGTGACCTGCGACAGCTTGCTGCTGAAGGGGTTCACCTTCGCGCCTTCCGCGGCGACGATCGGCGCCAGGAACTGTTCGATGGCCGTTTCGGTGTCGGGGCCGTTCAGGATGACCGCCGGCGCGATGTTCAGCTTGTTGCCGTCCAGGTCGGCCTGCTTGCGCATCGCCGCGCGGCCTGCGCCCAGCGTCGTCACGTCGACTGCACCGCCCGACGCGGCCAGGTTGCCGTGCGAAGCGTTGAACAGGTTGACGTTGTCCGCCAACTTCGGCCCGTTGCCGCTGTTCGCCGCCTTCATCGCGTAGAAGGTGGCATTTTCGAAGCGGCTGACCATGCCGCCGATCGACCCCAGCACGTCGTCGAACGCACCCAGGTCGTCGTTGACGATCGCCTGGCGCGACAGCCGAAGGATTCGGCCATAGCTACCCAGGATGACGGTTTCGCGGCCTTCGTTGATCGTGCCGGCCTTGATTTCGCCGTCTTCCTCATAGGCCAACAGGGTCGGGAAGTCGCCGACGCGCAGCAGCTTCGTCGTCTTGAAGTCCGTCAGGTTGCGCTGCTTGGCGATCGCGCGATAGGTCGGCATTGCGCGGCCATAGGAAGCCAGCAGCACCTTGTTCGCGGCCGCCTCGAGCAACAGCGGGAAGTCGGACGACGTGTTCGCGGCGCGCAGGATGATCTGCACGTCGCGTTCACTGGACGGAAGGCCGGCGCGGGCGCGGGCGACGTCCAGCAGGCTAAGGCCCATATACTGGCGCGCGGCTTCCGACGGCTCCTGCCGGGTTGCACGGGCGAAGATCGCGTCGGCGATCGCCGCGCGACTTGCATCCTGGTTGCTGTTGTCGACCTGGATGGGCGCGGTGCGCGCCGGCGCGGTTTCGGCGCGCTGGCGTTCACCAGCGGCCTGCAGCAGCGCTGCGCGGGCGGCGTCGACGCCGACCTGGCCGGCTTCGTTCTGCTGGATAAGTTCGTTGGCGCGGGTTTCGACGCCCAGGTCGCGGCCCAGGGCAACAAACGCGACCGCATCGGCACCGCTGAAGCGGGCGACCGTCGGCTGCGGCGCTGCGGGCGCAGGGGCCGGGGTCGGCTCGGCAGCGCGAACCGGCTCGGCAGCAGGTGCAGGGGCAGCCGGGGCCGGGGTCGGCTCGGCAGCGCGAACCGGCTCGGCAGCCGGCGTCGGGGTGGCGGCAGGCGCACCGCCCGGATTGTTACGCTTCATTTCGGGGTCCTCTTCATTGCCGCCAGGTGATGGCCCGCCTGCGGCGCGAACGGCGGCGATC